CCGGCGGCGCGCCGGGGACGACCCGGACAGACCAGGGTGCCCGGGTCGTCCGCCACGGCGACGTCCACCCGCACGCGCACACGCCGCGGGCCCGGTCAGGTTCGGTCACGATCCGCACGGAATGAGTCACGAGCGGCGATGTTAGCGGCCGTTCCGGTCGGGCCACCATAGGATCGCCGCGGCCGTGAGCAACAGCACGCCGGCGATGAGGTACCCGACGCTCACGGCCGGTCGAGGTCTTCCGGCGCTACCTGCTGTTGGTAGCCGGCCGCTTTGCAGATCGGCGCGAGTTCGGCGAGGTCGAGCCCGGCGTACGTGGCGCACGCCGCCCGGACCGCGGCCGGGTCGATCACCGGGACCGGGTCGGGCCGCCGGCCGGCGAGCACGATCACGAGCACCGCGGCCGCCACCACGAGCACTTCGAGCACGACCCGCCACCCGACGCGCCGGCGGGTCACCCGGCCGATTCGGTCGTTACTTCCGCCAAGATGGTGTTGACGTTCCCGTTGGTCCACGACGCGAAATTATAGGTTTCACGGATCACCGGGTCTAATTGGCCCAACCGTTCGTCGGTGCCCTTAGTCCGTTCGTTCGTCCAATCGGCCCGGTTATAGGTTTCCCGGATTGTCGGGTCGAGGTCGGCGAGCCGTTGCCCGACTTCCTCGCGAACAATGCGGCGCAAATCATCTTCGGTTGCCATATCGAACCAATCCTTTTCGGGTGGTGGCGGCGTACCGCCGGGAAGTGATGCGGCGACGGCGGCGAGGTCGCCGGGGTCGACGCATATTTCGAAATGCATTTCATCGTATCCGTACAGCCACGAAACGGCGCCTTGCACCTCGTTAAGAATGGTGTATATGACGCCTTCCTGCTGGTCAGAAAACGTATTCGAACTCCCGTTCGGGTGGTCGGGTGCATTCCAATCTATCGCCGTCCCGGACGCGTGGCACGACAGTTGCGACGGATTGTTCACATTAGCCTTATACGTATATCCCCAACACCACCCATTTATGCACGGTTCGACGCGGGTATGTAATTGTGTTGCGACGTACCCTAATACGGTCGCGACGTCGCCATTCTTTACACCGCCCGGGAATGGGAATCCGGCGGCGTCGCCGAATTGCACAATTCCTATTTCTTGTTTATCGGGGGACGCCGGCCACCCGTTATAGCTAGATGCCATGGGTGCGCCGCCATTCGGCGAGCCGATCGCGGGCGATCCGGGCCGCCTGTTCGCCGGTGAGTCGCGGCCGCGGTATGTCGTCGTGCGCCGGGAACTCGCCGCGTGGTTCGTTCCGTAGCCCGGTCAACAGCGAAAACGGGTTCACCTCGTCCGGGTCCGGGATCATGGCGCGTACACACCGGCGAGCCGGGCCCACGACGCTTGCACGGCCGACAACAGGTCGGCGTCGGTGACGGCCGCCGCGCCGCCGGTGGCGTATTTGTCGCCGAACCCGGGCGCCGACGCGACGGTCGGCCCGAACACGTTGACGGCGTACCCGGGCCCGTTGCGTAGCACGGCGTCGGCCAACGCGTCGTCGGGTTTGCCCAACGATTCGGTGACCACACACGCGGCGAGCCGGCTACCGTAATCGGGGTCCGCGGCGAGCGCGGCCGTGTCAGCGTACGTCATTTGTTTTTCTCCTTATTTGCGAATACCGACAATGTATATCTGTACCTGTGTTGCGCCGACGACCGGGGTTGTTTGATCGTACCGGCAATAGAATTGCAAATTGGCTAGGCTTCGATTGACGCACGCACACATAAACGGGTAGGTCGTGGCCTGCACCGTGGCGTACAGAATTTGAGAAAACGTGCCGCTCGTGTCCAAGTAGATACGGCCGTTGGCGTCGAAATTGACGGCCAATTCCGCCACCATCACGGTAGCCCGCGGATATTGCGCCGCGTTCAACGCAACGGGGAGCATAAACGTTGTGCCGGCGCCGACGGCGAGCGCGTGGATTGCGTCGTCGCCGTCGACGACTTTATCGGTCCCGCTTGGATACGGTAAACCTTCCGGCGTTGTTGCCATGGTTGTTCCTTCCCTAGATTCCGACGCCGCGTAGGTCGTTCCACGAAATAGCGGGGTCGAATTGGTCCCATTGCCACGCCGGCGGAACGTCGTTCCATTTGATCGCCGCGGCGCCTTGCGCGGCCGCCGCGGACGTCACGAGTTCGAGGGTCCACGCGCCGGCCGTGTTGGTGAGCACGGCGCCTTCGAGGTACAGCGGGACGTCGGCCCGGGTCGGCGCCGGCGACCACGCCGGGACGTCGGTCAACAGGATCGGCAACCCTATTCGGGTCGTGGCGTCAAGAATCGTCATCACGAGCGCGATCCCGGCCGGGTCCAACGGGTCGGTGAGTTCGACCCGGTAGGTGAGTCCGCGGACCCGCCACCCGCCGGCCGTGAGCCGGCCCAACAGTTGGTCGGCGACGCCTTGCGCGGCAACCTGTGTCGACAGTTGCGTGCTCACCTGCACGCGGCGTTGCCCGGTCGCCGCTTCCGCCGGCGCGTTGACGACGGTCACGGTCCGGTCCGTCGGTTTGACCGGGTCCGGTGCTTGGTCCTTCCACCCGACGGCGACGCGGGTAGCGGAATCGGCGACGTCTTGTTCCCACTTGACCGGGTCGAGTAGCACGTCGCACGCCGATAGGGTGACCGACCCGGGGACGCCGGCGGCCGCCGGCGTTATCCGGATCACGAGGTCGCCGCCTTGCACGAGTTTGAGCAACGGCGGCCGGGCATTGACGTCTTCGAGCCGTAGGTACGGGCCGGTGGTGAGCGACGTCGCGGACCACAACACGCCGCCGGCTGATTGCGCCAATTCCTGCAATAGCCCGGTCGCCGCTTGGTTGTCGACGTCCCGGTATGTCACCGGCAACGCCGCCGGGACCGGGTCGACGGTGTATTTCATCTGTTGGCCGGCCGCGGCGAGTACCCGACCGAACCGTGTTCCCAACGATTCCGCGGCCCACGGTTCGGCGCCGACGTAACGGTTCGCGAGTTCCGCGGTGTCGTCTTGCGCCGTCACGGTGACGATGGTCCCGCCGGCGTTGCTATCCCATTCCGCTTCGAGGTCGGTTATCCGGCCGGTGAACACCTCCCCGGATCGGCCGGCGCCGGCGGCCGGCGCCAACAGCACGAGGTCGTCGACGTAGGTAGCGGCGAGGTCGTCCCACGCCAACGCCGGCGGGACCTCGTTCCATGTCAGCGCCGGCGGGACGTCGTCCCACGACGGGCCGGTAGGGAAGATGTCGACGGCGACGCCCAACCACACGCCGGCCGGCGGCGTCAACAGCGCCGTGTGTGCGGACCACCCGCCGGCGTCGGGTGCGCCGGCCGCCGCGGTGTCCGTCAAAACTTGTTCGGTGCCGGCCCATGGTTGGGTGAACGTCACCGGGTGCACTTGTGCCCGGGCGACGGCCGCCAACGCGGTAGGGACCCGTACAGCGGCGCCGTAGCGCCATGATTGGCCGGGCAGGGTCCGCGGGACCGCATCCCACGCGCCGGGGTCGTGTGACGCGGATAGCGGCGCCGGCGGAAATATTATTCGGACCCGCCGGTCGGGGTCGATCGGGTCGACCCGCACCGCGTGTGTCCCGGTGTGCACAACAGCTGTTTGGACGGTCACGGCGGCGTTGCCGGTGATGGTCGACGGCGGCCCGGTTTCGAACCCGGGGTCGGGGAAGATCGGGACCGTCGGGTCCGGGTACACCACGGCGTCGGCCCGCACCTGCACCCGGGCGCCGACGGACAACCGGGAGGTGAACCGTGGTTCGCCGGGCCGGTCGAGCACGGTGAACGAGCACGACGCCGGCGACGGTTGGTCAATCGTGGTGTCCCTGCCCCACACGACCTTTAGCCCGGTGAGCGCGACCGGGTCCGCTTCGAGCTCGCCGGGTTGACCGTCGGCGTAGCGGACGCCGTCGACGAACAGCACGCACGACGGCGGCGCCGATACGGGGACGGTCATATGACGGTCCCGCCGGCCCGGCGGCCGCGGCCGCGCAACAGGTTCGTGATCTGCCGGGCGACGGCGTCCGGGTCAAGCGCACCGTTGACGATGATGGTTGGGCCGGCGGCCGCCGGCGCCGACGCGGCCCGGGTCGACGGTGTGAGCAACCCGGCCCGGGTCAGCGACGGCGACGGCGCCGCGGCGAACCCGTACGCCATGCTCGTGCCACCCGGGACGGCCGCGGCCGCGTTGCCGGCGCCGGTGATCTTCGATAGCAGGTTCCCGGCCCACCCGATAGCGTTTTGGATCGCCGACCCGATACCGCTAATCGCCGACATCACGCCGTCAATCAATCCTTTGATGACACCCAACGCCGCGGACGCCGCCGCTTGGATCGGCCGCCACACGGCCTCACCGGCGGATTGGATCGCCCGCCACACGGCGGTAATTCCGCCTTGGATACCGGACACGGTCGACGAAATGGTCGAGGTCACGGACGACACGACGGAACTAATGGCCTGCCAAGCACTTTCGGCCGCGGACCGAATCGAGTTCCACGCGCCGGTGATACCGCCGATGATTCCGGACACGGCCGACGCGATCCCGGACACGACCGACGACACCACGGACCCAATCGCCGACCACACCGACGACGCGACCGACCGAATCGTGTTCCATATGCCAACGATGGTGCTACCGACGCTCGTGATCGCGGAACTAATCGCCGAAATGACCGACCCGACCAGTGAGCTAATCGCGTTCCACGCCGACGACGCCGCGGACGCGATCGCGGACCACGCCGCCGTCGCCGCGCCGGCGATCGCTTCCCACATGCCCATAACAAAGTTGCGGAACGCTTCACAGTTGTTCCATAGCAGGATGATTCCGGCTATCAACGCTACGATCGCGATAACAACCAACACGACCGGGTTGGCGGCGAACACCGCGTTAAGCGCACCCATCACGGCGGTAAATCCGGTGGTGATCCCGGACGCGACCGCTTGGATAGCGGCCCACGCCGCCGTCGCCGCGGACGCGATCGCCAACACACCGTTCACCACGAGCACGGCGGCCGCCAACCCGCCGATCACGCCGGCGAGCGTCAACACGAGCCCGGTGTTTTGCCCGATAAACGTTGCGACGCTACCTAACACGGTCTGCAACGCCGTATACGCCGGCAACAGCGACTCACCCAACGACGCCGCGGCGTTGTCGGCGGCCGCCGCGGACCGCGACGCCGCACCTTCGGCCGTGTCCGATTCCTTCGCGAAGTTGCCGGCCGCGGCCGCGCTTTTGTCCATGATTACGGCCGTGATCGCGTGCGCCTTCGCCGCGTCTTGGCTCGCGAACGTCATCCCGGCTTGCGCGTCGGCCGCTATCTGCGCTTCCACGGCCGCACCGGACATACCGGGTATCAACCGTTGCAGTGAGTCGTACTCGCCGCGGAACGCCGACGTCACGGCGTCGGCCGCTTCCGCGGTCGTGCCACCGAAAACACTTGCGAGGTCGGCGGAACGGGTTATCAACTCTTGCGTCGATTGCGCGGCCGCGTCCATCGGGACGCCCATGCCGGTCAGCGCGCCGCCGATCCCGGCCGCCATCGTTTGATACGCCGTCGACGACAACCCGGCCGATTCCACGGCGTTGGCGGCCCATTCCGATACCTGTTGCGCGGACGAACCGAACACCGCTTCGGTCCCGCCGGCCGCCTGTTGCGCCGCGCTCGCCGCGTCGACCGCGTTTTTGCCGAATGCCACGATCGCGGCGCCGGCGGCCGCGGCCGGAATCGCCATTTGCGCCATCCCGGCGCCGAAGCGTTGCGCCGAACCGCTCGCGTTTTCGATATCGGCGCCGGCGCTAGCGGCGTCGACGGCGATACGCACCAACAGTTCAATCGACCGCGCCACCGTCGCTCACCTCCCGTTGCGGATTGCCTTCGCCTGTTCGTTCAACACGTCAAGCACGGTCGCCAACACCTGATCGGATTCGGTCCGCCACCCGGCCGGCGGCGTCGACGTCGCGACCGCTATTTCGACGATCAACCGGGAACGGGTCCCGGCGGCGTAGGGTCCGCCGACACGGCCGATAGGTTGTCGATCTGCCGGGTGGTCGCTTTGAACACGTCCCACGGCGTCGTCGCGGCGTCGATAACCCCGGTACGGACCGACGCGGCCCACGCGACGAACGTCACCCACCGGAACGGCGCGTCGCCGGGTCCCTTCCATCGGTGGGTTGACGCGGTGTCTTCGAACAGCAACAGGTCGGGGTTCAACACCTGCACCACGTACGGGTCGCCCGTCGCCGGCACGACCCGCAACCGGGGAATCGTCAACCCTAGTTTCGTTACCGGGACGTCGAACGGCCCGTCGGGTAGTTCGACGTCGGCCGGCACCGGCGCTAGATTGCGTGCGCTCACTTGCCTCTCACCTTCCCTAGCGCGGTGTCGACCGCGTCCGCATAGATTCGTTCCACCGACGGCGCGGCGTCGTCCAGTGCGGACGTCAGCGCGTACGACGGGGTAATGCCGTGCCGGGACCACCCGAATTCTTGGACGCCGGCGTACCGGAGCGGCGACACGATCGCCACGCCGGCGTCGGTGACCCGCGGACCGAACGACGCGGCGAGCGCACCGGTCCGCCGGCGGGCCCGGCCGCCGGCGAGCCGGGCGACCTCAGCGCCGGCCGCTTGGTGCGCGTCGGTCAGCTGTTGGATATCGTCGCCGAATTGCGCCATTGTTCGCGCGAATTGCGCGCCGCCGACTAATTCGACACCGCCGGTCATTTCACCGATTCTTTTTGCCGCGTCTTTCGGGCCGGCGGGTCCGCCGGCGCCGGCGGCCCGATCCGTTCCTGTGCAATGGGCACACCGGTCCGCATTACCGCCGTTGCGCCCGTCGGATACGTAAATGTCACGTCCCCAACAATGGTGAATTCGAAGTCGGACGCCAATAGATCGCCGTATTTGTCGGCGCCGAAGTCGAGCGGGTCGAGAATCAATGTTCCGGCGGCCGCCGTACCGTCCGCGGTATTCGGCACGAAATTAAATGCCTGTTGCGAGCCGGGCGCCGACCACGACAACGCGAAGATGCCGGCGGCGCCTTCGTCCGGGTCGATATCCATATTGCCGGACAGTTTCGCCGTGTAGGTGATGGCGCCGGGAACCTTTGTCCCGCATAGCTTTTGGGTTGCGTCGCCCTCGTTTTTGGTCGGCGTCACGCGGCACCCGTTCACCAAACACGATACGTCGATTTCAGTTCCGGTCACGCCAATTTCGAGTGTGCCGGGTCCAAGTACGGGCATGGTTAATTCTCCTTTGCGGTCGGTCGGGGTTGGCGTACTCGTTCGGTGAACGTCAAGCGGTACGCCGGCAACGGCGCCGCCTGTTGCGGGATCAACAGGTCGGCCGGTTCACCGCGGACCGCGGCGAATTGCAACGCCGCCGTCACGTCGTCAATCAATTCACCTAGATTAACGAGGTCGATATTACGGCCGGCGGCGCCGGTGATCGCCCATATGGTGAATTCGGCGTCGAAGTCGTTGCGGGCGAATCGCCACGACATCGCCGGCGGCGCGACGTACACGCACGGCGGGTTAATGTCCCGTTCGTCAAGCACGGCCCGCACACCGACGGCCGTCAACCGGTCGACGATCGCTTGCACCGCGCCGGCGACGTTCACCCGACGCCCGGCATTCGGTTGGGCCCGGTGTGCAACGCCCGGGCGATTTCAGGGTCCATGCGGGATACGTAAGTGACTGACTCGCCGAATGTTTCGACGCCGCCCGGGGAGTTGCGCCGGCGCACGAGCCGGGCGGCGAGCATCACGGCCGCTTGGTAGACCTCAGCGTCGGGGACGTACGCCGCCGGCGGCCCGTCGACGCGTTGGTCGGGTCGGGCCCGTTCGACCTGTGGTTCGACCGCGGCCGCGCACCGGTTAATCAACGCGTCGTCGGTCGGGTCGCCGGCCGCGATCCGTAGTTGATCTTTCACGTCGGCGACCAACAGCCACGCAGGTTCGGTCATTACGGGACGTCGGGCCCGACGGTCACGAGCGCCACGCCGCGGTCGTCGTTGACGATCGTTGACGAATAGGCGAACACGCCTAGGTCGATACCGCCGTTGGGGATGTTCACCGCCTGCACCCGGACCGGCATCGGTGACGCCTCATAGGTTGTCACGGCTCGTTTGTCCCACGCCAGGATCACGCCGGGGTCGAGTGTCGGGCCTAGGAACACGCCTAGGTCGGTGAGCCGGGCTGTTTCGGCGCCCAACGATAGTGACGCCTGTTCGGGCAGCCACCACGGCGACGTCGACCGGGGCGATTCCACGAGGTCGGCCCACACGTCGGGCGCCAACGCCACGGCGGCCGGGGTCGCGCCGGCGGCGATCAACGTTCGGATCGCCAACGACACACCGGCATAGACGTCCGTCGCCGTACCGCCGGCGCCGGCGGCCGCGGCGATCGCGTCGGCCAACCCCGCTTCGAGTTTGTTCCCAAGGTCGACCGTCGCGGCCCGGAAAAACGATTCGAGGAACCCCGGTTCGCCAAGATCAACTAGGATACGGTCGATGTCCCAACCGCCGGCGTAGCGGACGATCGGCGCTTCCGCCGGGACCATCGTGACGGCGTTGGACGGAATCGCCGTCTTGTTCCCGGCGTACGGGCCGACGGCCGGCAGAACTCCCCACTTCCACCCGTACACCTTCAACCCCGACGTGAGGGTTTGGTGTTGCACGCGCGTCCAGAAATGCCGCTCTTGCGCGACCGGGGTCCACAACTCCCCCAACCATTGACCGTTGCCGACGGCGCCACCGCCGGTGTCCATGGCCGGGACGACGTCGGACAACGCCGCGTTCACCCGGCCAATGTCGTTGTCCCGGATCGCGGCCGCCATGGCAGGCATCACCGCGGCGAGCGCCGTTGCCCCGGTGCGCCGGCGGGTGAGTTCCGGCGGCAACGCGCCGCCGGATACGTCGATCACCATTCCGCGGTACGGCGTAGCCGGCGCGGCCGGGCCCGACGACGGGGGGGGAGTCGTCGGGACCACGGCCGGCCGGGTCGCGGCGATCCGCGCGTCCGCAAACGCGGGAACGCTGGTCAATACGACGGCCACGAGGTCGCCGGCCGTGACGATACCGTCCGCCGTCGTCACGTTCGACAGTTCCACGCTCAGCGCGTCGCGGATACCTTCGGCCGCTTCGATCAACGCGGCGTCCCCCGACGGTGTCGCGCCGACCCGGAACGCCATGCGCAAGCCTTCCGCTGTTTCGGTGGCTTCGGTGGCGTACCCGACCGGTGTTTGCCGGCCGTGTTCGGTGAACAGCTTCACACGCCGGAGGTCGGTCGGTAGTTGCACCGTGCCGGCGTTGACGGTCAGCGGGCCGGCGGACGTCTGCCCGGGCACACCGAACGGCAACGCCAACCCGGCCAACCGTCGATCGGTCGACGACGGCGCGGCCGCGGTGATCGCGGACGCCGCGGTGATGGTCAGCGACAACGCCGACGCGTCACACAGCACGAGCCGTGGAAGGTGAGTCACGGTTAATCCTCCTTAGGTTGCCCGGTAGCGGGCACGGTGAGCGACGTTAAATCGGTGGTATCAAATGCGATCGACGTCCCGGACGCGACGACGTCGTCCATTGATAACCGCGCTTCGATCGCATTGAGATAAAGGCTTAGGCCGTAGTCAATCCATTCGGCGTTACGGCCTTCGGTCGTTTCGTACGTCAGCGACGCGCCGGCCGTCGTCGCGTCAATCATCGCCGCCGGAATGGAAACAACCCGGGCGATATTCACCGCCGACGCATTCCGGCCGTCAATTAACAATTCGTGCGAGTCGACGGCGTGGTCCTTTGTTTCGATCGCCGCGTTGGTGAATAGAATTCCGTTATTGTCGGCCAACGCACGCCGGGTCGCCGATACTAATTCGCGTCGTTCGTCGTCGGTCAATTCGAGGTCGGTTGTTTGGTGCAATTCCACCCGAAATGGACGGCGGGCGATATCGGCGGCCGACGTTTCGAGCGTCGACGCTTCCCTAATGGTGCGTTGCGCGAAATTAATCAATCCCTCGTGCGGTCCGGGGATCACCCGCAATTCATTGTCGCCGAACGGCCGGCCGTCGGCGTCGGTGACCCGGCCGTCCTGGTCAACCGACCACGTCGACCACGGCAACCGCGCCATGCGTAGCGGCCGGCCGTCCGGTGCCGCTTGCGTCACGAGCCACAACGACGCGCCGTAAAAGATCAGGTCGTCAATCGTCCACAACATCCGCCACCACGGCGATTGGCCGGCGTGCAACGACAACGCGGTGCGCCGCGGCGCCGGCAGGGTGCCTAGTTGCCCGTCGGTGGCGATCGCCCACGACGGCGTCGGGTCGACCCGGGCGCCGCCGTTCCACGCCGTCAGCGGGCACCCGGCGATCGCGCCGGCCGTCAAGTGCCGGGCTCGAGCCAACGCCGGGACCATGATCGCTTCGGCTCGAGTCATCGGCAACGGTTCGCCGGTGCCCATGATGTCGGACCACACGACCGATTCGAGTTGCGACGTCGTCCACGCTTCGATCTGCGGCACGAGCGGCGACGGAATCGACAACGCTTGCCCCAACGACGTAAACGGCGTCAACCAACCCATGCCGGGGATCATGCCGGGCGCCGGCGGCCGGCGGCCCGTTGTCGGCGCTGTGTGGCACTGTGCGTCAGTGTGAGTCACCCGGTGACAACCCGATTGCCTTCCCCGTGGTCGGTGCCGGTGTTGACGGTGCCCGTCGCCGGGCAACTGTTGGGGATGACGGAACGCACCGCCTACCGGGCCGCGGCCCGCGGTGAGCTACCCACCATCACCACGGCCGGCACCGCACGAGTACCCACGGCCGCCCTGTACGTGCTCTTAGGGTTGCCGATCCCGCCACGGCCCGGCGCCCCGGTGATCGACGGCCGCTAGGATCGCCGGCGGGTCGGCTCGCGAGTCCCGCCAACGTTCCCGCGGACCGCGGCCGCGGTTAGACGGGCCGGGTCGACCCGCTAAGCGGCGTACACGCGGGGTCGGGCCGGCGCCGGCGCCCGGTGCGTGTGCCCATGCAACGCCACCGACGCGGCGATCAGCGGCGCGACATGCACCGCGGACGACCGGCGGGACCACACCCAACCGTCGCCGACGTTCCGTTTGCCGGCGCCGGCAACCGCGTCGTCCAACAGCTGTTCGCCGCGGTGTTGCACGGTGCGGCCGTCGATCCGGTCAAGCATGATCGCGCACGCCGTCGCGAGTTCCCGCGTCGACAACGTGTGCACCCATGCCGGCAACTCGCCGCGGTCGGTGAGGTCGTCAACGATCGACCCCGACGGGCCGGTCCCGCCGTCAAGCCACACGTCGGCGCCGTGCTCGCCGTGCATGCGGGTCAGCGCGCCGGCGGCGTCGTTGACCGGGACCCGGCGCACGAATTCGACAACCGGCACACCTTCGGCCGTCGGCCAGCACGCCACGATATCGGCGCCTGACCGGTCGACGGCGACGTCGGCGGCGAGCGCCGGCGGTACACCATCGGCCGGGGTTGCGTCACGGTGACGGATCGCGGCCCACGCGGCCGCCGAAATGACGCGTTCCGCGGCGTCGGTCCACCGGTTGCCGTATGCCCGGGCGTACTCGCCGGGTGAGTCCGCCATGATCTGCGCCTCGCGTGCGAGGAATGCCCGGTCGATGGTGCGGCCGGCGGCCGGGTGCGCGGCAACGACGGCGTCGACGTCCAACGGGTCGGCGCCGTCGGGGATCGCCCATTCGAGGTACGTCACGCCGGGATCACCGGCGCGACCGCGGTCCACGAACGAGCGCAACCACTTCGAATCCCTCGTGCCGGCCGTCGACACCAACACGACTTGCGCGCCGGGCCGGGTCGCTTGCGTCGGGTTGATCGCTTGCAACAGTTCGCCGCCGCGCACGAGGTCGTGTTTCCACGCTTCGTCAACGATCACGAGGTCGCTTTGCATGCTGTGTAGCGCGTCTTTCGTCGGCGGGAACGGCCGGAACGTCGACCCGTTGGGGAAGATCAACCGTTCCGCGCCGTTGGTCGACTTGACCACGACGTGATTGCGTAGCGGCGCGCCGGGTCGCATGAGTTCGGCGACCAACTCGCCCCATTTCTCCCGGGCGTATTGGCCGTTTTGCGCCGTGTACCACACGCGCCGGTCGGGTTGCCCCAACATGCACCGTTCGACCGCTTCGGCGAGCAACCACGACGTCTTACCGGCTTGCCGTTGGATCGTGCACACGACGAACGGGTTGGTTCGGACGCCGGCGCCGTCGTGCTCGTTCAACAGGTCGGCCGCGGCGTGTTGCCACGGCATGAAAGGGCGCCGCAACAGGGTCGCCGACAACCGGCCAACCCGCGGCCCGAACGTCGGGCGACTACTCCGCGGGGTCGCGAACCGTGGTGGCGGCGACGTCATTGCCGGCGAGCTCGGCGAGTAGGTCGGTCAACGGGTCGTCCGCCGGTGCGAGGTCGCCCAACAGGTCGGCCCGGGCCGCCCGGTACTCAGCGGTGAGCATCACGAACCCGCGGTAGGCGCCGGCGGCGTTGGCGGCGTCGATCCGGTCCGCCAACGATTCAACGACGTGCAACAGGTCGCCGGGGAGGTCCCGGCCGGCCGTTTGTTCGGCCAGCAACCGGCGCAACGCGCCGTGCGGACCGGGGTACACGGCGAACAGCGGATCGGTTGGCATGCACTCAGGGTAAGGCGGCCGCGGCTTCGGAGCGCTACCCCACGTGAAAGATCGCCGGCACCGCGGGCAGTAGGCAACGTCACGCGGCGCCGGGCGCCGGCGCCCGGGAACGTGCGTGTCCCGGTAGCGATACGTCGCACCCGGCCGGCCGCCGCACCGCGGACACGCACGCCAGCACCAACGCGGTATCGGCGGGTCGTCGGGCGGCATGATTCGGAGCGTACCGGGCCCGTCTCGCCGCGTTTCGCCTGGTCAGCGCCAATTCCGTCTCAGACCCGGGGGGAAGTAGCCGGGAGGATTCCGAATTCCGCCGACCGCAGTACCGGTACTGACACGG